GTCAGGCTTTAGCGCTGCACCAGTCAAGAACGAAGGCCAAGCCATCGCTTACGACAATGCGCAAGAAGCATGGACAGCTCGCTACAACCACGAAACTATTGCTCTTGGCTTTAGCTTGACCGAAGAAGCAATTGAGGACAACCTCTATGATTCTCTCTCAGCTCGCTACACCAAAGGTTTAGCTCGTGCTATGGCTTATACCAAACAGGTTAAAGCTGCTGCAGTTTTGAACAATGGTTTTAATAGCCAAGTTACCTATGGTGACGGCCAGCCTTTGTTCTCTACCGCACATCCATTAATCTCTGGTGGTGTTAACGCCAACACTCCATCTACTCCTGCTGACTTGAATGAAACTGCGTTGGAAAATGCTGTTATTCAAATCGCTGCTTGGACAGATGAGCGTGGTCTGTTGATCGCTGCACGTCCTAAGAAGTTGGTTGTTCCACCTGCACTGCAGTTCGTTGCAACTCGTTTGCTCGACACTGAACTCCGTGTTGGTACTAACAACAACGACATCAACGCCATTAAGAACAATGGTTCTGTTCCAGAAGGTTACACAATTAACCACTTCTTGACCGCAACCAATGCATGGTTCTTGACCACTGATGTTCCAAACGGACTGAAGCACTTTGTACGTATCCCATTGCAGAACAGCATGGACGGCGACTTTGATACTGGTAACGTTCGTTACAAGTCTCGTGAGCGTTATTCCTTCGGTGTTTCTGACCCATTGGGAATCTACGGTTCTTACTAAGAACTACCCCCTCAACGGTTTTTGACTGTTGATGTAACCCCCGGCTCAAAAGGCTCGGGGGTTTTTTATTTGTAACACTCTACGCAAAGGCTTTCTAGTTCTCTGCCGGGATTGACTGGCTCTAACATCTCAATATCAGTTAGACAGCTTTCACGGTATTTAGTTTGTTTTATTTCTTTAAACCCACACCAATTTAATAAAAAGTGTAGCGTTTCATAATCCCAACCCATCTTGTGCCCGTGATTGTGTAACATACCCATAAAAATTGAACCATCCGTAGGATAGTCAGGACCAAGATAAGCGTTACGGTAGGCGTCCAAAAATGCTCTTTCATGCTGTAAATATTTTAAGCACCATAAAGCCAAGTCTGGAACCACAATCCGCATAACTGCACCATCATTCATAGCTGCGTAGCACTTACGTAAAAACTCAATGCCATCGTAATAACTTAAGTGTTCTAAGAAGTGGCAGCTGTAAATAACGTCTACATTTTTAAATGGAAAATCCTTGCTTAAGTCGCAATTCATATACAACTCAGAGTCTTTTCTACCGTCTTCAAAACCTACATTAATATACCCCGGGAATATGTTGCCACCGCAACCTAGATTAAGCTTGGTCATATTTGCCATGCACCGTGCTGATTGTATGGTCATTCATAGTTAACGCCATAGGGGGAAAACATACTACGCTAAGGGTCTTAGCAAAAGCTGCAGCCATAGCACAATCCATACCGGGTGGTTGAAAACTCCAAGTTCTAATATCTGGTATTTCTGCGGTAACTACTTCTGTTAACGGGTCTAAAATCTCTAAAAATCTTTTAGCTCCTTCTGGGCTAATCGTATAACAGCAGCTACCAAACAAATAGTGCAACTGCATAAATACAGGATCTACTGGAGTATTAAGATAAGTTTGTTTATTCTTTCCCATATGCTGCGGACTAAAACGCATACTTATTGGACTTAAGTTTGGCAAAGTGCTAACAAAAAGTTCAGCATCAAAATTCCAACCCCACCCAATAAAATCGTACGGGTGTTTAGCTGCTTTCATTCCGTCTAAAGCCCGTTGAAGATCCTTATGGCATTCAGCATCATCCTCGCAGATTAAAAAGTCCTCATCACCAGAAGCGCATTTTTTCCAAAGGGCAATATGGGATAGTGCATTTGCACGGGCATATTTATTGTAACTACCAAATGGCTGTAAATCCGTTCCATCAATAGCGTCAAATATCTGAAAATCCATGTGTTGGTTGTTGTTTAAGAATGTATTAAGACGCTCTGGGGTGCGCTTTAAAGATATAACATAGTTCATAAAATCCCTTTCAAAAATTCAAGTGTTGCGTTCATGCCATCATGCCGTTGTGCAAAAGCATTTTTATACCTAAATACCTTTATTACCCCATCATCTACATAAGGGTTAATAAATACAGCGTCTCTAAAATAGTCTGCGTGGTCTGACATCCAAACAAAGGTTGGTATTTTAAGCATTGCGCCCATAGTTTTAATTGAACTATCTGCGCCGACTATGGCATCACATTGCTCTACATAAGATAAGCTTTTTGCAATATCTAAATAGGCTACAACTTTTAAATTACTAGACGGCTTTAAATTTAGTCTAGTAACTTCTTCCGGAAGCCCAAAAACTATGACGTTATAGTCTTTTAAATCTTTAACAATGCTAGACGGAATAGTTTTAGTTGCTACGTTGTTTTTAATATATTGATCCGAAGAAAATTTACTACCACATAAATGCACGCCAACTACGGGTTTACCGTCAGTAAATAAAAGCTTTTGCTGTGGAAATGGGTTGAAATCAAAATACTTTGTTCTAGGAACCTGCTGCATAGGTTCTTTTAAACCCATGCTTTTTAATAATTCTAATTTTTGAATATCTGTTTTGTAGTGAAATGTATGCTCAGGCTTTATACCTAAAGATTTTAAAAGTTCTTTAGCTCCCTTGTAATGATTCATCATGCAATAACGAGCCTTCTTATTTAATACCATAAAAGGCAAATGCTGAAGGGTATCTCCAATCCCTCCCTCACTATAAAAAAGCGGACTATTTTGCTCTTGCATCTAAATCCCTTTTAATATTAGCAACTACATTGTCCCAGTTGTTAAATTTTTCTTGGCGGTAAATGGTAAAGCTAGGGTACCAAGGCGTATCTTTACGGCCTTCTAACCAACGCCAGCAAGTGTCAAACCGATTTAACATCCATACTTCTTTGCCCATAGCGCCTGCTACGTGGGCTGTAGACGTATCTACCGAAATAACTAAATCTAAGTTTTCAATAATTGCTGCAGTATCTGAAAAGTCTTTAACTTCACCCATTAAATCAACCATAGGAAAAGGTAACTCTTTAGCCCCAAATTGCAAGTTAAAAAACTCTACATTAGGGTTATATATTTTAGCTAACTTTTCTGGCTTAATATTGCGTCTTTCGTTAACTGCCCATATCTCAGGCTGATCTGCACGGAAACCGCCAGACCAAACAATGCCGACCCGTAACTTATTGTTTTTCTTAGGCATTTTCATTGAAAATTCATGCACTTTTTCAGGGTCTGCAGAAAAGTATCTGTGGTACGGAATATTATCAACCCTAGTCTTAAATACATATGGGAGCGACATCATAGGACATTGATAGTCATACTCAGGAATAAACTTAGGATCAGCGTTAATAACGTCTATTTCGGGCATAGATGAAACTAGTTGCACAATCTCTGGCTTGACCCCCGCAATAATTTTGGCGGCTCCTGCAGCCTTTAATTGCTTTGCATAACGGACAAATTGGATAGTATCCCCAAGCCCTTGTTCATGAACTATGTAGATAGTTTTACCAGTCAAATCTTCACCATTCCAAACCCTAGGTAAAGCTGCTGGGCGATACTTGTTTTTCCAGCGTTCTTCATGCCCTTGCCAGCCTTTTTCTAAATCACCCTTTAGTAAATAAACAAACCCAATATTAAACTTGGAATCAGTCTGTTCTGGATTGAGTTCTATGGACTTTTTAAAAGCTGCAATAGACTCATCTAAGCGCATTAACACATGTAGGGTAAACCCCATGTTGTTGTAAATGACATAGTTATTGGGTTCAATTTTAACGGCTTCCTGACAAGCTGCTAAAGCACCCTCAAAGTCTTGTATAGACTGGCAACAAAGCCCCATATTATTCCAAGCATGAAAGTATTTAGGGTTGATTTTTAAAGCTTTTTTATACCATTTAATAGCTTCATGGTACTGATTTAACTCTTTATAAGCATTTGCTTTGTTGTAATGAGCTTCTAAAAACCGGGGATTTAATTTAATTGCAGCATTATAATCATCCATAGCCATATCAAATTGCTTCATTTGCTGGTAGATATTGGCTCGATTATTAAAAATTGTGGGGTCTTTTTTAACTTCTAAAGCCTCGTTAAACAATACAAGAGCGTCTATTTGTTTACCGTGTTCGCTAAGAATGATTCCTTTTAATATCAAGGCATCAAATTGTCTAGGGACAATACTTAGTATTTTGTCACACTGTATTAAAGAAGCTTGTGTTTGACCTTGATTTTTTAACGCTAGGGCTTGATTGTAAAAAACTTGAACCTGGTTTGTAAGGTTATTTTTCATTTAAAGTATATTTTTTGTTTTCTTCGTAGTGGTAGATTCTGTGGCAATTGGAACATAGAACTATACACTTTTCTACTTCTTCCATAGCCTTTTTATATTGGTCATTGCGTACATAATGGCTTACTTCACGTTCTTTCTCCTTTGGGTTTTCGTGATGGAAATCTAATGCTGCAGGGTGGGAAAACCCGCATTTTTCACATTTAAGTGTACGTTTAAATGAGTCCCAATCTATACGGCGTTGTTTTTTCTTATCTGAGGTCCTCTTTTTTACTGCTTCCGCATTAGCCTCGTAATGTTTACGGCTATACTCTTTGGCTTTTTGCTTCTTTATTTGTGGGTCTTTATAGGGCATTCTTATTTAACGGGTAAGTTTTGACGGGTCCATGACTATTCATGTCTACGTTACAAGCCCACGTAACAGCCTCTTCTGCGGTTAATCCCATACGCATACAGACTTCTGCTGCCATAGACCCGC